TCTTTAATATCAATCATTTCAGTTGTTTTATGTTCTGAACAATATAATACTTTAGTTTCAGTTGGCACATTGATTGATGCATTTTTTGTACAATTTTCAAATTTACATTTTACTGGCATTAATTATTACTATATCATATAAAATTAATATTTCAACATTTTTTATTTTTCTAATAGTTTCATTTTTAAAATAGTTTGACATATTATTCTATAATTAATTACAATTGAATTTCTAACACACCGCTACAATTTTTTATTAATGTCTTGCTGCGTTTATTAAAATAAACCATAAATTCTTTAAATATATACAATATAAATATTTAGAATATTAATGGGAAATAAACGATCACATTATAAAGTTCAACTTAAAGTCATCTTAATCTTATTAATATAATGTCATTTAAGGTGAAGAAAGATTCAAAAAAAATAGAAAATAATAATCAAAACATAAAAGAATCACATACATTAGACAAAAAACATAAAGAAATTATTAAAAGTTTTCAGGATGATAAAAATAAATTAAGTAATTATGATGAACAAATTGAAACAATTAATAATAAACTTTCTGAAATGGAAACATATAGAGAAAAATTTACTAGTAATGATTTAAAAGAACGCGCAATTTTATTAAATAAAAAGGATGAATTGACTAGTACAAATATTGATTTACTAGAAAATTTTAATGAAATGGATTATTATGATAAAACGGGGGATTTAATAATTCAGTATTACGAATTAAGAGATGATAATAAGAGTAATGTTAAAGAATCACGAAACATTATGGAATTTTTAGGAAAAAAAAAAGAAACAACGCCAGTAAATTCAGATGTTAACAGAGCAGATTTATTTGAACAATATTATAAAAGAATTGAGGGTGTAAGAATTAAACTAGATGATGGATCTAAAAGAATTAAATATTGTTTGGAGTGTAATTTAGAAAAAATACTAGATTACGGGGTATCTGCATATGTTTGTCAATGTTGTGGTAGTGTTGAAGAAATAATTTTAGATGAAGATCGTCAAATTAAAGATTATTCTCCATATAGAAGAATTAATCATTTTAGAGAATGGTTAAATCAATTTCAAGCAAAACAATCTCCAGAAATACCAGAAGAAATTTACAAAGATATTATAATTGAATTAAATAAGAATAGGATAAGTGATTTATCAGAATTAAATAAAAAAAAGATGAAGTTAATACTAAAAAAATTAGGTTATAATTCATATTATGAACATATTCATTATATTATTAATAAATTAAGTAATTTACCACCGCCTAAAATTACTCGCGATATGGAGAAAATATTCATTAAAATGTTTACTAAAATTGAAGTTCCTTGGGAATTGTATAAACAACCTAATAGAAAAAATTTTTTATCATATTCATATGTATTATATAAATTTTGTGAATTACTTGAACTAGATCATCTATTAGATTGTTTTACATTGCATAAAGATCCAAATAAATTAATGGAAAATGATGAAATATGGAGAAAGATCTGTATTTATTTAAATTGGGAATTTATAAATTCATTTAAATAGTTTTACCACACATAATTCCTATAAAAAATCTTTTTTCATTAAAAGGTGGTTCTGAATGTATTCCTGCAATTGTTGTATTATTTACGGGAGCATCTGTTAAAAATATAGTCCCTTGATTATTTTGTGGTTGAATAATTTTACAGTCTTTTAATTTTTTAGCAAGTATTTTTCTATATTTATCGTGAGCTTTCTCATTATACTCACCATTACTATTTTTTATATATTCTTTCATTAATAAATCTTCAATTGTAAAATAAATTTTACGTGATTTAGAATCTTTATCATCAATAAATAACGTTGATGGACCTTTTAATACAGTAACAAATTTTGAATTATTAGGATAACCATCTATATGCCACCGTGGCATGTTAAATTCATTATTTGGCAGTGTTGTGTTAATATCCAATACAATATATTCATCTTCATATCCATTAGTTACTTTATCTAATAATTTATAAACAATATTTTTTATTACTTTAATATCTTTTTCATTATTATTACCAATAGATTCAATAAATTTTAATATATCAATTTTATCTTTATTTTTTATTAAAGTATCTTTATTAAATTTACCAGTATAAAAAAATTCAGTTTCATTATTAATTTTAAAATTATTAATTGTTTGTTTCTCTTTGTCTGTATATTTAATATCAAATAATTTAAAACTTGAATCTTTGTATTTTAAATATTTCTTTATGTTTGTTGAAGTTAATAACATTATATATAATTATAAAATTTATTATATATAATATTACTGTTATTCTGCATTTAATAAAATTAATTGTGTATTTATAAAAGGCAAGAAAGTATCTCAAATTTTCTAGATTTTTAATTTATATTAATATAAATTAATCAAATGTAACACACTATTTTAATATGTGTTAAAAAAATTTGAAATAATTTTTTATTTACACTTACAGTATTAAAATGGCAATAGATCCAATGCAATTAATATTAGAACCTTCCATTAAGCGCAGAAATGGTTACACCTATGAAGTATACGATAAAAAAAGAAAATACGAATTCGAACAAAAAGTGTTTGATGAGGACGAGAAGTTATTAGAAAAAAAGATAAAAATTTTTTATGATAAATTAAAAGATTTATTATACGCCAATGAAATCAATAGTTTCAATGAAAAAATAGAAAATATTATTGCTATGTATGATTTAATTGATGTTAATAAAAATTACTTAATTGAATATTTTAGTAATGATCATAAACACGATATGAGACCATTTGAAGTAATCATACAAAAAGGACATTTTTTACTCCTAGAATTGTACCACAAAAAAAGAACTAATGAAGAACATAATAATTATAAAAAATATGAAAAAAAAATTCTTGATGTATCAGATTTGATAGAAACTTTTATTTTACAAAAATAAAATTTTTACATGTTCTTTATATTTATATATAATTATATAATTAATTTATAATTATATATCTAATTATATATAATATGAATCATTTGTTATACAATATAGCTGTTATTATGTTATTTTCAGGTTTAATTATTTTAACATATTATTTATCTAAAGCATATAATCAACCAACTTCATGTCCAAAACCAATACAAAATGAAAAAGAAGTAACAATTGATGAAGCTTATAATATGAGACCAACGCAAATCTTTGATCAAATGTTCACCAAACCAAGTATTTGGCAAGGATATGGATCAGTTGGTGTTACAAAATAAATATTGATTTAAAGATTACTATATAATATTATTATATGGCTAAAATTGACTATTTAACTGAAGATACTATTAATCCTCCAGATCAACAATTTATTTGTGTTTCTTTTTTTAGTAAAAATTATATTAAACAGGCTATTGATAATAATAACGAATACAGAAAAGAAGAAGAAAAAGAATCTTATTCCACTGAAGAAAATGTATTTGCCTTAAAATTTAGAGGTGCATTTTCAACATATGAAGAAGCATGTAAACATGCTGAGAAACTTAGAAGTGTAGATCAATATCATAATGTTTATGTTATGGAAAATGGCAAATGGTGTGCATTTATGATTGATGATAATGATAAATATGTTAAACAGACTGAGCATGCAAATGATCAACTAAATGACATGATGAAAAAATATATGGAAAATCAAGAAAAAGCTAAACTATATCACGAATTCAGAAAGAATCAACTGGTTCAAAAGAGTTTAGAAGAAAATCTTGAAAATAGAAGACAGAATATGAATGAAACAGAAGAACTAATAAAAGAAACAACAGATAAAGCAGAAAGGAATAAATTAAAAGAAAAGCGTGAAACAATTGAAGAACAAATTAAGAAATTAGAAGAAAGAAAATTAGATTTAGATTTACAATCTAAGACATTAGAAGATAAACTTAAGTTAGGACAACTTAATATTGAATAAATATAAATAAATATTATAAATATTTATTTAACTTTATCAACGATTAATTTAATAGAATTTTTTTTACATAATGAACTTGGATCAAATTCTTTTTTTTTATTATCCCATTTATCATCATAAGACGATTTATGGTAACTTAGAAATCTTTCTGAACCAATTTTAAATTCGGGTGTTGGTTTTGCTTTATACCAAAACACTTTTTCAGTTATGTTTTTACTGTGAATACGATTATTAATTACCATACATCCATAATCAGCTGTTATTTCATCAAATACTTGTTGAAATATATCGAATGTAGGAAACATACCAGCGTAATGTTCGTATAATCTTTTTCTGTTTGATGTAATATCTTCAGCGAGCAAAAATATATAATCAAAATTTGATCTTAATTCTGGAGGAATACCTAATGAGAATTGCATTGTTAAAATAAAAGATAAATGATGATGTCTACCATTAAAAAATAATTCTAATATATTTGGATCTTTTAACCATGTTCCTTTTGAACTCATACAATCATCCATAATTAACATTATTCGATCGTCTTTTTCTTTTTTCCCTTGAGATTTTCGTTTTGCATTATCTTGGTTCATTAATGATTGCCTCTCATAAATATTTGATAAAATACCTGAATCATATTCAGAAAATATAAATGAATCTGGTATAAAATCTGAATAAAATTTATTTAACTTTTCAGTTCTACTCACAGCTATTGCAGATGGTAATGAACGTTTGTGATACATAATTTCTTTGGTAAGATATGATTTACCAGATGCTCTTTTAGCAATCATTGCAATAGTACAGTGATCAACCATATCAGGAATACTAAACTTTTTTATTTCTAAGCGGGATGCTCCAAATTTAATATTTTTAGTAGTCATTTATATTAGATGAGATTTTTTAAAAATCTGGAGGACCAATAAATATATCATTTAATACATCAGGTATTTCAGGTAACGTTTCAGGTTGAGATATAATAATAACTGATTGAAGAACATTTAAACATTCTTCATAATTAATATCTTTGATTAAAACTACCAATAATGATGAAACTAATGGTATTTTAATTTTATCATATAATTCTGTTCTAACTTTACTAGTTTTTAAATCATCATTGTGTTGTAACCACATAATTAATAGAAAAACAACAAGAAAAATTATAATATTTTTAATATCCATTAAAATAAATAAGAAATAATTATTTTCTATTTAAATTATATAAATGGAAAATAAACTTGATCTTAATAATCCCGAAACAAAAAAAAATTAATAAAATATTTATTATTTGGATTAATTGTTGCTATGTCATCTAGATACATACCAACTAATACTATTAATAATAAAGAAATTCTAATGATTGCATTAATTGCTTCAATATCATTTGGAATAATTGATATGGTATCACCATCTATAAATTAAATATTTAAATAGTTAGCAAAAAATTTTGCTTTATCTTTATTATTCTTTTCATTTACTACTACTTCTTTTTGAATGCTATTTGAAAAGACTTCTTGAAATTTATCATTAGGATTATTAGATACTGATGTTTCAGATTCATTTAAATCCTTTTCTAATATTTTTTTAATTTTTGGATCAATACTATTAACTGGTAATTCTTCACTTGAAGTTCTATTCTCAGTTAATTTTATATCTTTATTATTAATTATTCCTAAAATTTTTGCACCAACTGTATCATTTGTTGATTGTGTTTTTGCATTGATACCATTAATTGTAACTGAATCTACATTAAATCTAGGTTCTATATTTTCTT